AGCCTTTCATTGATTGAACCCGGATGAACAGCTGCACCAACTGCACCTACGCCTAAAGCTTCAGGTAACCATGAAGCAGCTTGTCTTAAAGCAGGTGCAGCTTTGCCAATAGCTTTACCCGCTTTCAAGGCACCTACAGCTGGCGTACCCCATTCACCCAAAAACTTACCAAATCCAAATGAGTTTGACTCAGGGTCTCCCCAAAACTGACGAGGCTTAGGTTTTAACCCGATTAAATCAGCAATGCCACGAACATTTTCATAAGCTCCGCTGGCTAATCCACTGGCTAAATTCCTGCCTATACTGTTGTTTTTGTATGGATTTTGACTTTCTTCAGGGAGCATACCTTGGTTTTGATTCATCGGACGTTGGGAAGGTTCCATTTGCTGTTGAGGCTGTTGATTGTTTCCTGTTTTCTTATTCTTAATTTTTTCAAGTGGCGCGAAATCCCTATTTTGGATACGTATAATATCTTCATCTGATAACGAATTTAATAACTCATAAGTGTCATTTTGCATTATTTAACCCCCGAGCTAACCCAATTTTTCTAGCAACGTTAACTAATTCATCCGCATTTTTAGGAACAATATCGCCAGGGATTAAATGGTAATTTTCAAATCTAACTTGTCGATAATAGCCATCTCTAGGTACATTTTTTAATCGAGATCTGGTTTCATCATGCATTTGTTTTTCAAATTGCACTATTCTTGAATAAGCTGATTCTGGGTTATTCCACGCGTTAGGGACAACTTGGTTATACCATTTTTTTAAATTTGATGGTTGAATTGAACCCTTAAATGCATATCTCATACCTTCAGCTGCTGTTGGTGCTATCTGATGAAGGAATTGATCAAATCGATTTAAAACTTCATCATTATAACCCAAAGGCTTTGCTACATTTTTAGCACCCATCTTTATTTTTGCAAACACCCCGTAATTTTGAGCGATTTGTCTTTTATTTATTTCACTGAACAAATCCATGTTCATGCCAACGGTACCCAGAAATCTCTTATCATCTGGAGAAACCACAGCATCATCCAATGCCATCCGATAATTATTGATTTGATCTTCTAATGCCCTGCCACTAAGTTTCTCGCCATTTATAGGATCGATGTGTGTTTTTTTCAGTTCGTTAAGTTGCGTCTGAATTTGAGCTACTTTAGGTGCATTTTTTTTATTCAAGTTTACTGAACTATTCGCTTTGGCATAAGATTCTGCTTTCATGGTTTCATTTGCTAATTCTTTTGGCGCATTCTCAGCTTTGAATTTTTCATATTTTGCCTTAGCCTGGCTCATTTCCATCTCTAATTCTTTTTCTTTTCTTGCATATTCATTATTTATCGTTGCTTTTTTTATTTCTTGTTCTGTTAATTGATTGCCTAATTGTTTGCCTTGAAGATTGGCTTCATTCATCTGAGGTGCAGCTCGATTGGCTATCATTTTGCCTTCATTACCTAATCGTGTACCCTCAATATTGCCTTGTGCGATTTGAGGGGCATATTGGTTGGCTATTATTTTGCCTTCATTACCTAATCGTGTACCCTCAATATTGCCTTGTGCGATTTGAGGGGCGTACTGATTAGAAATTTGTTGACCTTGATTTCTTAGTTTATTGCCTTGTAAAGCAGTTTCTGACATAGGCTGTGCATATTGCGCTTGATTTTCTCCTATTAGAGTTTGAGCTATTTGCTGTCTTCTAACAAATTCATTTTTTATTTTTTGTTCGGCCGATTTTAATTCAGACAATGATTTACTGGCTAAATTCTTGTCTACAATAGATTGATTTTTCTCCTGTTCACGTTTCATTTTATTTGGAAATTCAATATTTTCATTTTTTAATTTATTAGTTTCTTGTATTTTTTTTAAGTATTCAGATAAATTTTTTCTTCTTTCATCTTCCATTTCCAAGGGATAGTTTTTATTTTTCATTTCTGACATTTGAATAGCTGCTTCTTTTTCCCTGGGCAGGTATTGGTTATGTAATTCCCAGTTTCTTGCAGTTTGATTTTTAACATTGGTACCCGCCAAAATATCCTGTAAACTTGCCCGCTCATTTTGTTCTGCATACTTAGCTTTGGCTTGCTGTATCATATTGAATAATTGAGCTTTCCTTAGTTCTTCTTGGGACATTTGCGGGGCGTATTGAGCCTCTACCCCTTTGATAGTATTGTTATAACCTGCTAGAATGTTAGCGAGTCGCGCTTGTTCCATTTCCTTGTCTAATTTAGACTGTCGTCCAAAAACATCAAGAATAGTTTGAGATTTAATGGGTTGAATAGCCATTGTTTAATAATCCCCTAATCCATGCCCATAGATGTTAAATCCTCTTCTTAGGCCTTGACCAAAACCGCTTCCAAATCCTCCAAATCCACCACCGCCCATTGCACCTGAGATACCACCTGTTAAAGCTCTGCCTGCGGTACCCAATATATTGGTTAAAATATTAGAACTTGCTCGCCGTTCATTAGCCCTAGCTTCACCATATCTATTTTGATCTTCAGCCAATCCTTGGCCAGTATTCGCAGTAATATTGCCAATATTTGCCGCAGAATTATATCCTTGATTAGCAATGGCACCGAAAGCATTCATGGCATTACCTCGAATGCCTAGAACATTTTCAAGATATCGTTGCTCATCTTCGCTGGCTAGGTTTTGTCCATATTCCATAAGTGATTTTAAAAGATCACCACTGCCATACATACCATTTGATCCCATGGCCTGATTAATGGCACGGTTACCTTGATTAAATCGGTTTTCATAGGATGCTGAGGGTTTATATTGACCGAGTAAACTTTCAAGAAAACCAGGCGAATCAACCATCTCCTTAGCCATGCCTTCGTATTGAGGTAATGCGCGCTCGCCCGATTCGAGATAGGGTCTAAAATCTTGACGTGCACGTCGTTCAGCAGCACGTCTTTCTTGCATGGCTCTTTCAGCAGATTCCGCTTGCTCTTTCGCGGCTGCTTTCTCACCACCCCCAAATAAACTATCCCAAATACTCATGATAACCATCCATGGTTAAACTAATTATGCGGGGATGGGGGTAAATGTTACCCATGATCCACCTTGTCTAAAATTAAATTGATCAGTATCCGTGTTGTACCATATTGAACCATTGCGAGCATTTTCTAAGTTATTTCTATCAGTTATTGAACCCCCTGTGGCCATTAAGATAGCGGCATCTCTCCTATCTCCAGTAATAGGGTCAACAATGAAATCATGAGTAATACATTGACCCATCGATTCCACCACATCATCAAACCAATTTGACCATGAATCATTTAGTTTAGTTCTATCAATAGTTTCTAGTAATTCATCATAAACAGGCGGATCATTTAAGAAAGCTGGTGTATCAAATGAAGCCATTATTGTGCCTCTAGCGTATAATCAACTGAAGCACCTAAAATATAAACCTGTACTGTCGTAATCATGGTGATTTGTGCAACATTATCTCTTCTTTGTTTCATATTGAGCCAAAAAGTACGATAGGTTAAGTCGCCTATTTTTCCGATCGATCGGCCGCCATAATCTTTATAAGTAATACCTCCATCTTCAGAAATCGATAAATAAACTTGAGGATCATTCGCTTGGGTCGCGACAGGCTCTGTATCAATGATAATAGGAGGAGATAAATCACCCATTCCTTGTAGCATGTCTAAATAATAACGATGAATTTTAGCTTCTTCATAATTAGGGGATGAAAGAAGCCTATAGATTCTTCTTCTCAATATGGGATCACCATTATTATCAAAAAAATTCTCATTTAATTCATAAAATGTATTATCTACATAAGAAAACATGAGATGCTTTTCTTGATAAAAAGAATGATTTTCGGCCATATAACGTGATTGATCTAACATCATCAATTCATGCCATGCATTTTCTGGATCAATCTTGTATTGGTCAAAATTAAAAACAAATGTTCGATTGGCCGTTGTAAAATTAATTTGATAGAAAATTTGCCCGTTTATTTTATAAACTGACCCTGTTGCATCCGAGGTCACAGCAAATGATTGGATTTCTAAGTCAATCTCTAATGTGCTTATTTTAATCGGTTGAACCCCATAAATCATCATGATGCCACCTACACCATCTTGATCACGGGAAAGATAAAAAGCTAATTCAAATCCTTGGGCAATTGAACCTATCGCTTCGATGCCATGCTCAATGAGAAGATTATTGTCTCGTCTTAATGGAAAACTGGATGCCCCTGCATCGACCCATACTTCCCCAACTTGATAACCAAATATGAATACACGTCTTTTTAATCGAATGGCAGCAACCAATGTCGTGGATATCGAAGTAACCGATGCGAAATTAAGGGGATCCCAAGTACTGACATCATTGAGAGGAGAAACAAAAAAACGATTGGTCAATTTATCACAAATAATGACATAGTTATCAAAGGCACAGACATGCGAAGGCACCACACCTGTAGGAATAGTCATCGGTATCACATTGGTACCATTGTAATAAAATGCATTGACGCCATCGCAAAAAGCAACTTGATGCAAATTTGCAGCAGAACTTACAAAGCCTGTAAATGTAGTCATGATATTGCCAGATAAGGCATGCGGTACAAATGCTGAATCCAAATAATAAAAGGCTTGTCCTGATACAACAAAATTAATACTCAATACGGTTGTGGATGCACGAATCACGCCCGTTCCCACAGTTCCCATTAAATGAAGACCAGGCCATGGTGCTAAATAAGCTTGGTTTTTTGCTTTATTGGAAAAAATAGGGTAAAGATTAATTGTTCTATCGGGACAAATTTTATCAATGATATTCCTTGAAAAGCCACCTACAACAGGCGAAGGAACGCGTTTAAATTCACCTTGTCGTTTATTATTCATGGTTAACTACCTGCCACAGGCAGTAAACCAAGCAAGCTTTGACTCGTTGTTGTTCCTGTTCTTGTTAAGAGCGCATCCCCTTGGATGCAAACATCAATATCATTCGATGATTCTACTTTTTTCAACAGTTTTTGATAAGTATCTTCTGCACTCTCAGTCCAATATCCAGTTGGGTAAGATGGTCGTAAATTTCTTGCCAATTTATATTTTAAAAACTGAACAAAATAAGGGGGTATATTTGTCATTTCCTGAAAAGGTACAACAGATGTTAAATAAAACTTCGCATAAATGGTAGCAATTAAATTAATCAAAGGGGTGGGTGCAGGATAAAAATATAACTCACTGTAATTAGGGTATTTTTGAAGATACACCGTACCTGGAATAGCTTTTAATTGAGTCACTCGTGATGTATTAACAATGTTACTGTAGGGAACAACCAGACAAGGTAAAATCACGTTATTAAATGTAATATTACATTCGCTTAATTCCACGATAGGCGGCATGACCACATCCGCAGGCACTGTATCTGAAAAGATATAAGAATTTTGCCCAGAATTAAGTTGAAAACTAACTTTTTGTCTAAATGGGATAAGTTGCCCATCTGAACCAAATGAAGCTAATATGTCATTCAGTTCATCAAGGGCATAATTAATATCATCAGCATTCGGAACATCTCTAGGAGAATAGACCGCAAGGATATTAAATGCTTTAAAAGCAATATCATTAGAAATCACTACGGCCATTTTTCAAATCCATTTGATGAAACCTGAATTAATCAGATTTGGTATGTTTGCCTTTTTTCTTTTTCTTGGATTTTTCATCCATGATCAAAGGTTTTTTTATATCAATAACGACCTTATCTCCTTTAGAGGATTTCTTTTTTTTCTGAAAATTCCAATCTTTGATCATAAATCATCCTTAATGACTTTAGGTCTACCTCTGGATCGCTTCACTTGCGTTAAGTCCTTTTCTTCTCCATGGGAGATGCATTCACTGTGATGTTTGGCTTCGGTACTTTGACATCCGGTGTTGCAATCCACATCGCACACTTCATCTGAGACATTTTTTTCTTCGATTTCATGCCGTTCTGTGGGTATGTGTATCCTTTTTCGTCCATCTGTATTCACTCCTTTATGATTGATATGCGCACTTAATGATAAAAATGCACCTGAGTTTAATAAACGTTGTGCCGATTGTTCAGTTAGCCTTAATGGCCTTCCTGAATTTTTTTCATAAATAATGATATTTTCATTCATAATTAAGTCGCCAAGCTTGCAATTTTTACACAATATTGAGCATTCCAAAGAGCACCATACAATGCATCTAATCTAACTAAGTTAACATCATTAAATATGTCACCAGCCATGCCTAATCGTAAAGAAACTCCGGTTTCTTCATCAGTCGCTTGCCCGTAATTGACGATGTATAAAGGAGGTTTTGGAGGAACAGCTAATATTAATGCTTCAGGCGCATAAGCAATATTGACGTTATATACAGCATTAGGTGCACCATATAGTTGCAAAGGTGTACTAAATGGGATAGCACCGGTCACATTTCTGGTTGTATTACTTGGGTCAGAGATAATAGAAGGGAAAATAGGAATCACTGCGTTACCTGAAATATCCGATGTCACAGGAGAAGTGACAACAAACTGCATCAAATTACCGGTAGAATTATAAGTAAGTGGATTAATTGAAAAAACGCCTGCAAAATAAATCACATCCCCTGCATTCAGAACGAGGGTACTTGGAGTAAATCCACTGATAGAGATAACGCCATCACCAGAATTGGTAGTTGCACTGACAATAGGTGTGCCACCTAGTGGGCCATTTGTATGAATATCTATTAATGCACTTTCATATAAATCAAAACCAGCTAGATTACCCAGACTACCGTGTATATCGATCTCTTCATTGATAACAGGGTTAAATTGATTATTTAAAGCACTTCTTAAGGTATGGGCATCAATAAGGCTTGTTGCAATGTAACATCCTTTTCTTAAATTAACCCCAAGCTGAAGCAAGAATCGTTTGGCATCGTCAATAGCAGAATAACTTGATAAATTCTGAGAGGGATCGCCAATAATGTTATTGATTTGTAATGTGGCTTGTTGCGCACAAAATAACTCAATGTTATTGGCTAACCCAGTAGCCATGGGAGCTATTTCGCGTTCAGCAAATTCAATTGCTTCTTTTTCTAAGAAAAGAGCAACTTCTTTACCGGTATATTCAATACTATCATTCCATTCTTGAGAGATAGTAAGCGGAATTAAAGGATTTTGGATGGCATTTGGGTTGGCTACACGACCTTGAACAGGAAATGATCGTCGTCTTTGACGAATATTGATGGTCTCACCAACCTGATAGCCTGTTTCTTTAAAATATTTATCAAACCCGCGATCGGATGTGATAATAAAAGGACTTTGATTGATAAATCTTGGTAATGTTTCATTGGTGATGATGTTCCAGACGGGAATATTATTGGCAGGCATTGCACAATTCCTTTTGCTATGTGTTTAAAAAATCCGTTTTTAATCACATGTTTTTGCAAGAAAACATGAAAACTGCCAGATTGTACGCCCGTCTGTAAAGGCCAATGGTACATAAAGCCAACCACGAATAGCTTTTAAAGTAATTGTAAATTATTTATTTATAAAGTCAATATAAAAAATATACTTACTGTAAAATAATTTACTTTCTTCTACTTCTTCCTCTATATTCTTCTCTTAATTCAGCCCTTCTTTCTTTACAGGATTTTGTTAAATTCATGGGAGAACCTGATGCAGTCAGGGGTCTGATAGGAGGAGGAGCTTTTGAAACCGTATTTCTTGAGGACAAATGATAAGATATCTCTGTCAATCGATGAATGACTTCAGCAGGACTTTTATTGAGAAGATTATTATATTCTTTTGGATCTTTTAAAACTTGATACATTACATCATCGGCATTCTTTAAAAGAGGAATGGCTTCCGCAAAACCTTCAGGGGCATATTTGTATTGTTCAGCTAATGCATCAAAATCACTGTATTTTTCACGTGCAGAGTCTACAAAATTTTGTATTTTTCTTGTGATGGCTTGTTGAGATGATTGTTTCTCTTTTTCTATCAATCTTTGATTAACCAATTCATCGACAGCAGCTAAAAGATGATTAGGATTACTTAAGTCAATGTCTTCTTGAGGGGCAGCCTCATTTGCATAATTATTTTGCTGTCTGTATTGAATCTCTTGAAGTCTTCTTTCATAATTTCTTTCTAATTCTTCCTTTTCTTTTATATGCTGTCTCGCCTGTTTTCCTAATCTTTTTTTGAGATATTCTGGTTCATCTAAATTATTGGAAGAAGAAGCTGATTCACTAGGATAGTCAGAGGAGGGTGTAGAAGAGGTATTATCATTGGTTTGATTTGTTTGTTGTTCTCCTGTATGTTCTGTTGGTTGTTCAATTGTTGTGTTAATTTCTTGTTCGCTTCCTTGCGTCATATTTTCCATCATCTATCCTTAGATTGTTGGTTAAATTAAAAAATAATTTCTTTACTAAATTCCCGAGAAGGTATTGATTTATTCACTGATTGAATCAAAGTTGCATAAAATTTCATTTCTTCAATCACCCTGTTATTTTCTTGAGTTCTTTTCTCCTGTTCTATTCTCATTTCCTCCAAGGCTAATTTCATTTGTTCTTGTTGTGCTTTCTGATTCTGTACAAAGAACTCAAGCATTTGTTTTTGTTCTTGTAACATAGATTCAGCTTCATTTTTCTGTTCTTTAACTTGTATTTCTCTATTTTGTGTTTCGATTTGTTTTTCTAAAACGATTTGCATAGGATCGGGAGGAGGGGGAGGAGGAGGTGGTAAGCCTTCTTCTTTTGCGCGAATCTCTTGTGGAACCAATTCTCGCAATCTTGTGCGTAAGGTCTCAGTACCATTGATATCAATGTTTTGGCCAATAATATCAGCGACCAACGGGAATAGACCTGGGTTAATTGTTACAAGATTTATTAGAACATCCAATGAATCTGCTTTTTGTATAGCAAAAGATGGACCCGGATCGATAACAATATCGTACTTATCTTTTGATAAATCGAATTCTTTCTCTCCATTTAAAGATGGCTTATTAACAATAACATCCTTACTTTTGCCATCTTCCATATGAATACTCAGTCTTCTTTCAGTATCCACCACTTTTTGTAGCAAATCTCCTACAATTTTCCCTGTCTGTTCAACTGCTTTGTTAAAGTTATCATTCAGAACGCATGCACTTTGTAATCCAGTTCTTTGTCTTTCACGAATAGCTTTACCAGATAATTCATTATTTGATTCACCGCGATTTGATTCATATAAACCAAGGATACTTTGAATGTCTCTCTCAGACATTTGGGCTTGTTCCATAAGGGTTTGTGATATCTCAGACGGGCCAATTTTTTCTGGCTTTCCACCTCGCTCATCATAATCATAAAGCAATACACCTTGTTGAATAGATGGGTTTTTCCACGCATCCGTATAAGCAGCAATACTACTTGGATGGGATAACCATTGTTCTCTTCGGTTATATTGTAAAGCTTGCGCAATCTCTATTTTTACTAAATTATGAAATAGTTGGGCATCTTTAACGAAAGAAACCAAAGACATGATATATTCTCTTCCGTTGATACGTTGTGAATCACAAACAACCCTTACTAATGGAAGGCGTTTAATAGGCCAATCGGCTTTTTCGATGACTTTTCCTTTAATTGCTTTGTAATAAACAATTTTAAAATCTTTCGTTCTTTCTTTTTTGACGATGTCGAATTGTGTTTTATCTTCATCTTCTTGATCTCTCATATCCTTCATCATGTCATCGTATTCTTTTTTATACATGACTTGATTATTTCTAAGCTGATATTTATCTGTCTCAAACCATTCTTTCTTGTAGTATTCCACAATGGCAAGTGTATTTTTATCTATCCATTTAAAGGTACTGTCTCTAAAATAAGTATTAAATGAATCAGGATCTTTGATATCAGGATGTAACTTTTTGAACTTATCCTTGTTCATATTTTGGTAATAACCACAAAATTCACTGTCAAACATGGTTGCTTCAACAGCACACGTATCCCAAAAACATTTTTCAGGATCAGAAACCCATGCAATCTTTGGTAATTGATTAAAAGATAGTTCATGTTCATAATCAGTGTAAACACGCCATACCCCAAATCCTGAAGAAGCAGCATCATCATAAGCTCTATCAAAAACTGAAGATGTCTCAGAATCACGAGCTATTTTGGTGATCGCGCCTTTAAATACATTGATTTCTTCTTCACTACTCAAACCTAATAAAGAAGAGACCTTGAATTGAGTCTTATTGTTTCTTTGCTCAGCAATCACTTTTCTAATGATGTCGTAGGTTTTATTAAATGACATCACAGGTTTCTGTAACCTGTTAAGTTCTTGTTCTTGAGCACTTGACCATGGATTAACATAGAGAAAACGCTTATCATCTTGACCACGCGTCACATTATCTTTAGAGTAATCTAAATAGTTGTTTATATTTTGATTAATCTCTTCGATGATATCCATATCACTTTGTTGATTGGTATCCATCTCATCTTTATTTTTAGGCTTCCTTGCCATGATTAAAATCCTTTTAAGTTCGTAGACGTAAAGTTGGATTCATTAATGAACGCGTATTGATGCTGCTTACGGATGATATTGGTAATGCAAATGTCAATGCCAGCGCATCTGCTTCATCCGGGCTTTTATACATTTTATCCTTTTTTTGAAGTAAAACTCTGCCATTTGAATCAGAACCAATTCCTTCAAATTTAACTGAACACAAATCATTATGAAGACTTTCTACATCAGGTATAGAAACTTGCTCATTTTCATCTATAAGCCAATCTTTCATCTTTCCCCACATCTCATGTCTTTTATTAGGATATCTTTCAGGATCTAAAGATTTAGAACCCGCATTAACTGGTACAACAATATTCCGGTGACCCATATGTCGTAAATTATCGACTACTCCGACACCTACTCCTGTAAAATCGATAAATACTTTTGCAGGTTTGCATTCTTCAATAATTTTGTGTATTTTATCGGCTAATTCTTTAGTATCGACATTGGTATAGCTCACTAAGTCAAAAGCTTTCCTTCCTTGTCTTTTAATAATGGATGACCTATCTTTTCCAGCTCCTGTAGCAGGGTCTACGCCAATGACCAAAGGGCCATATCCATCAGATTTAGCCATTCTTGCGCGAGTAACATCTTCGGATTTAATAAAATTTAGACTATCTTTTGCTTGAAAAGCATCTTGAATGCATAATGGATATTCATGCTTAAAAAATACCAACCCATCCTTACCTGCTATGCCGAATTGTTCTATTTTCTTTCTTCGCCAGTACAATTGATCATTGTTAAGACCATATAAATTAGCTAATTCGAATTCTTCTGCTGATTTAGAAAATCCAATCGGTGCTTGCATAGCATATTCTTCGAACATTGCCCATGATATAAAGATAGGTTCATATTCGATTTCACCTTTAATGGCTTGCTGCCAAAATGAATGAAAGAAGTTATTTGGTCCCTGTGACGTTGATTCAAAAATGGCCTCACTTCCTGGGGTATCGGGTATGCACTGAAATAGACCAGCGACAAGTTCTGGTGCATTATCCCAAGAGGCTACTTCTGATCCATGAAGATAATGAATCGTACCGCCTCGACCAACATTTTTACTCCCTGCTGTACCCACCCGAAATCTACTGTCTATTTTATTAAAATTTAATTCTTTAGCATTTTCTTTATCCGTACTTATTCTGAACAATGGCGGGATATTTTCATGGAATCTTTTCACCATGCCAAATAGAATATCCGTGGTATCACCACAATGAGAAATAACGAAAGCTTGTTTACCTGGATTATGTGTGGTTTTCCAGTAATAACGAGCACCTATCAAGGTCGAACATCCGAATTGCCTACCTTTAAGAATAATTGCGCGAACTCTTCCTTTTTCTTTAAGTTGTTTTTCAAATTTTTCATTAAGAAGTTGTTGAACTTTATTTAGTCTAAGATATACGAGACCTTCTTGACCAGTATTACCTTTTGTGGTAATCTTTAAGAAATTAGGAGCATAAAGATTAAAATCTTTATGGACTATCCGTCTAATTCTTGCGCATTGTGCTTTTGTAGTATTCATTCATCTGTGAAAGTTTTTTTTAAAATCATAGGAATTTCAAACTCTACTTTTACTTCATCTTGGGTAGAATGATCAATTAATAAATTAAAATTAAATTTTATAGACCTGGGATATCCGAAAAAGAAACGTGAATTAGTAAATCCACCCTCCGTTTCTTTCTTTAAATTTGTAATATTTATAGATTTATAAATGTTTTCTAAAGTTTTATTAATATAATCTTCTAAATCATCATTTATTTTTGTTTTCATAATTCATCCTTGACTTTTTTTATTATTTTAATAAATCATTACATGCTTCATCATGATTTGATTCGACTACGTTCTTATGAACCTCTTTTATATACGCATCTTGATCTTCGATTATCTTATGATTAATGTTTTCAACAAACATGCCTAAATGTTTTCCTATTTGATACAATGCTTTAAGAGCAGTC